GTATGTGGCGCGGGTTTCGTTGGGCTTGGGCTTGGCTCGGTTGGTCTTGCAATTGGTTGCGGTGTGGTGTGGTTGGTTGGGCTTTACTTAGCTTTGATTTAAGGTAAGGGAGGGGGGGGATTTTGTAGCTACAATTAGCAATAATTAATTTAATTTTGTAGCTACATTTCGTTTTTTAATATTAACTTTGTAGCTACAATTTTTTATATGGCAAAAAGTAAACCAATTGGAGTCAGATTTGACTTATATAAGTTGGAAATGATTCAAAAAGAGCAAAATTTGACATCTGTTCAGCAAGTGGTCAATTATTTGATGGATAATTACGGCAAAAGCGCCTCAAATTCGGAAGATGTACGCAAATCGGTACAAATACTAGTACAAAGTGAAAAAAAGCCAATTTTGGAGCCTCCTAGTCACTTAACTGGAATAGATTTAGTAATATGGAAAGCTGAAAATCAAAAATAATTCGTAAATTAGCGTATGAAAAACAAACTACAAATGATGAAACGCGCGGATGGATCATATTCTCGTAGAGGATTATGGGATAATATTCGCGCCAACAAAGGAAGTGGGAAGAAGCCAACTCCGGAAATGTTGAAACAAGAGAAAAAAATTAAAGCAGAAGAAAAAAAATAGTTATGCAACAGCCTCCTAAAAAAAATAAAATAACAGTTAAAAGAGCAATGGAAGTAGCCGACTCATTAAAAAATGTTGGTAATAAAAATCTAAGATTAGGGGATAGTCAAAAAAAATATATTGGTAAAGACATTAATTATTTGATGAATCAACCTGAAGAAAAAGGCGGATTTTCAGAAAATGTAAAAGTAGCAATAAAGCATGGAGATGGTGGTATTTATGTAAGTGGTGATAATAAATTGAAAGATCCTAGAACTTTTGGAACTTCTGCTGATGAAAAAATAGAGTCTGGTAAAAGGGATTTAAAAAATGCTGAAAGGTATAAGGCTTTGGCTTTAAAAGCAATGAAAAAAAATAAATAATTATGTCAGGAGCTTGGCAAAGAAAAGAAGGTAAGAATCCAGAAGGTGGATTAAACGCAAAAGGTCGTGCATCTTACAATGCAGAAACTGGTGGTAATTTAAAAGCCCCAGTTAAATCTGGTGTAAATCCTAGAAGAGTTTCTTTTGCTGCTAGATTTAGTGGCATGTTAGGTGCTATGAAAAAACCTAATGGTGAACCTACTCGTAAGGCATTGGCTCTTAAAGCTTGGGGATTTGGTAGCGTTGAAGCCGCTCGTAAATTCGCAAATAAACATAAGAAGTCATAATGAGCAAGTTAAAATCAATGCAGCAAAATCCTCCTATAGTCACTAAAAATAGGAAAGAAATTGTAAGAAGCATAAGACCATTTGCTCGTAAAAATGAAGATGGAACTGTTTCTACTCATGTTATGGAGTATGGTGAAGGTTCTGGAAAATATAAATATCAAGCAAACCCTACAATATTCCCAAATAAAGATAGTAGTTGGACCGATTTGCAAGGAAAGGGAATGGCGGCTTATAATGAAGCTAAAAAAAGAGGAGAGGTTTTTGGTTTTAAAAATAAAAAAAGAGCCGAAAAATTTGCTTATGGATCTTGGAAACAAGGTCAAGATAGAAGAGAAGCCATGAAAGCTTATAGAAATAGAAATAAAGAATAAATAAGGCGGTTTTTAGGCCGCCTTTATTATTTACTTCAACTCCATCTTATTTATCCTGTAATTTTCTTCGTTCCTGTATGTAATAATTATACTATTGTATTGAAATATCTCTACCGAATAATTAATACCATCTCTAGTCCATTCAGAAATAAAGTTTGACTTTTCATTTCTCACCGCTTCCATTTCATATCCCTTAAAGTCTTTGTCGTAAGGTGATTTAAAAGATTCTGAATACATATCTGGGTTGCCGTATTTGTCTGAAAATACTTTTACATACTTTTTATAGTTTGCAACTAATTCATCCCATGTATTAGCATCTCCAACATAAGCCGTTAATACAACTGGCTTATTTGATTTAACGGTGTTTACTATATATACCCTAGCAAGTTTGTTATCGTATTCTCCTGAAAGTTTTGTGGTTTCACCTGCTGCGTAATCAAAAGTAAATCCTTTTGTTTTTAACTTTGATAATAAAAGATTCCTATCTTCTTTTAAATTAATGCCATCAAATATCTGTGACATTGCAGTGTTTACTAAGAAAATAATGATTAGTGTGGTTGTTATTAGCTTTTTCATTTTTTTGGTTTTGTGGTTATTAATCTTGTTCTGCTTGCATTTCTAAAATTTGTCTGCCTTTGTCTGATAATGGCCTTGCAAATAGTCTTAGCTTTTTTCCGGTTGTTGGACATAAAAATGTTATACCAACGTCCATGTAAGACTTCAATACAATTTCCATTACGCCATCTGAGCTTTCACTAGCACCAATTACATGTGGATCATCATAATCAAATTGCATACAAAAGTCGCATCCATCAAGTACTTGTGCATTAGATGGCAGGTTGAGTTCTTTTTCTTTTTTCTTAGCCATTTTTATTTATTTATTTCGTTAATGTCAACAATTTTTACTTCTTCTCCGTTTATCATAGCATCTAATGTGGACTCTATAATTTCTCTTTGTTCTGGGTTCAATAAAGCAACCTTTTCAACTATAGCTGGAACTGCAAAAACATCACTTTGTATTTCGTTTTTAATTCCAAGTCTAACTTCAGTTGTAAGGAACGGGTGGGTTATAATATCATTAAAAATCCAATCTATTTTTTTACTATAATTTTTAAATATTCTTTCGCCCTGTGAGTTGGGGAACTGCCTGCAAAAATCTTCTAATTGCTCTTGAGCCATTTTTAAATTTTGGATTGCACTTATGATATTAGCTCCGGTCATTTATTGAAATTTAAATGTTTGTTTTCAAGTTCAAATAAAAATTCTCTTGCTTTTTCTACCTTATGTTGAATCTTTAAAATATCATCCTCGTTTCTTTCAACATTAAATATTAATATTCTTTCTGAAATATCAATATCATCAAAAGTCAAACTAAATTCTAATTTAAGAGCTTCTTTTACATATTCTGGGCTTTCTTCTGAAATAACATTCATCTTATTAAGTAAATATCTTTTTTCTTGTTCAATAATATTGAATGGTGTATTTACAAGACAATATGCAATATGTCCACTAGTAGCAGCTGTAAGCCACATGTAAGATTGAAGCTGCCAGTAATACAAATTATCAAGTTTATCTGGTATATTTCCTAAGAATGTCCAAAGGTCATAACTTGATTTAATATCAATAACCTTATTTGGATTAACAGTAATTATATCTGGATGCCCTGATATGTAATCATTAGTAAATCTATGTTCATTTTTATCATAATCTACTCCCCAAAAATTATTTAAAAGATCAATTGAATCATCTTCAACTTCAACACCTTTCTTCATTTGCTTTGTTTGTATATCTCGCTTTCTACCATATTTCTCAGCGATATAAACTTCAATTAAATGTTTTTGTGCAGTTTTTGATAATACACCAGCTTCTTTGTCGGCTTTAGTTACCGGCTCTGTCATTAAGTACCCAACAGAACTTGATCTAATAAGTGTTTCACTCCAGTTCATAATTAAAGGTTGTTTAGTTTGTTATTATAATATTCCAGCAATTCAGGATTGTTTTTACACATTAGTTCCCAAGCTTTTAATTCTTGTTTTGTTGTGCAAGAATCAATAAACTCTTTTGTTCTTTCTGTTAACGTCTTTTTTGACTGTGTTGGTATTACCTTTTCAGCAATTGGTTCATCTTGTTCAAAATAAAACCCAGCTTCTTCAATTTGCTTAACACTCTTTTTATGGTATTCTTCTACTAGTTGCCTTGCATTATCAAGAGCTTTGTCTGCTGATTCTCCCGGATTCAGTGCAAACTCAACTCCTATTTTTTCTGATGAATAATTACCTAAATTAAATGTTCTGGTGTAGTGGATGGTTTGTATATGCATAATACTTATTTTATTCTAGTTACATTCGTTTGTTTTTCAGTTGTCTTAATCTTGAATACTTTGTTTTTGTGTTCTTCTTTTCTTTTTAGATTAGAAACCATAACCATTACAGATGTATACGGGTTTTCTAATAGTAAACTTTCTCCTACTTGCAGTTCTGATACCTTGCTTGATACCGAATCTGGACTAATGTTTCTTGCCATTTTATGTGTTTTTAATATTTGAGTACAAAATTAATTTAATTAATTTAATTAAAAAAAATAAATTTAATTAAATTTCTTCTTTATTAGATTCAGCTTTGATCTATACTCAATAATTAAAGACTTTAACTCTTCTTTTGTAGGCTTAGCAACCTGTCTGGCCAACTCTCTCAAATACTCTACTACCCCATTGTTTTCTGCATCAAGTTTGTATTCAAATTCTTCTAAATTACCCATTTTAAAGTAATTTTCTTCCATAGATTGTGGTCTACAATTAGCCTCTAACCATCTGGTGCCAAGATTTGCTCTGGGAATAAAGTGACCGCATTGTATTTCCTGCCATTTCATCTTTTTGCCAGATGTATAACATTCTACCATACCTTGTTTATCTGCATATTTACATCTTATGTATTGGCTAAATACATGATCCAAATCTGAAACTAAATTTTGAAAGCTTTCTCCATCATCTTCAAATTCTTCCATTCTTTTTTGTGTAGATTCAATAGTAGCGCATTGTTTACACATCTTTTTTGAAAAATGGTAATCAATGTTTCCGCATCTAACGCATCTCTTTTTCTTTACTATTATCGTTGAGTTTCTCATCTTCTTTTAGTTTATGTAGTTTTTTATTAATAAATTTATATTTACCAGCATATTTACCGTCTTTGGTAACCTCTATTATCAAATCCAATTTTTTAGCCAAATCATATATTAATTCTCTATTTTTCATTTGCAAATTTAATTAAATTAATTAAACCACAAAATTATTTTTAAAAAAAATTAAAAATAATTGGGAATTTAAAAATTAATACTACTTTTGCTATTCAACAATAAACTTTATGGAAGAAATCAAAACAATGAAGCTTCATGAACGAATCAAGGAAGCTATGGATGGTCGCACTCAGCGTTGGCTTTCATTAAATGCCAAGATACCAGAATCGGAATTATCGCGCAAAATGCAGGGTAAATTACTATTTACGGATAGTGAGATTACGCGCATAAATGAAGCTTTAAAAACCGATTTAATAAACGATTAAGATTTTAAAATGCCAAAAGATACATTCTACTTCTCACACGACTATAATGCTCGTAATGATGAGAAGATAAAAAGGCTGATTAGGAAACATGGTATGCAAGGGTATGGTGTTTTTTGGTCAATAGTTGAAGATTTATATAACAATGCGAACGCATTGCGAACGGATTACGAAGGCATTGCGTATGATTTAAGGTCGGATTGCGAACTTGTAGCGAGCGTAGTAAATGACTTTGATTTATTCATTTTTAATGGTGATTATTTTGGTAGTAATTCTGTTCAAGAAAGACTAGAACAAAGAAATGACAAAAGCGCAAAAGCAAGAAAATCAGCAAGTTATAGATGGGATAATGCGAACGCAATGCAAACGCAATCCGATAGCAATGCTAAAAAGGAAAGGAAAGGAAAGGAAATAAAAGGAAAGGAAATAAAAGAAATAAATATATCGTTTGATATTTTTTGGGATTTATATGACAAGAAGGTTGGTGATAAGGAGAAGTTAAAAAAGAAATGGGATTCAATGAAGGATGATGATAGAAGTTCAATAATTGAGTATATCCCAAAGTATAAATTGATTCAGCCAGAAAAGAAGTTTAGAAAAGATCCTCAGACTTTCTTTAACAACAGTTCTTGGAATGATGAATTGATTGGTTCTTCTGATATACCAAAAACACAGATTTACAAAAATGGAGATTTTGAGGCTTACAAAAAAAGACAACAGGAATTAGGAAAAACTTTAAATTAATACGATGATAGCTACTATTTTTAAAAACATTTTTAGCAAGGAACCACATTTTATAACGATTGAAAAAGCTTTAGAAAGAATTAAAACTGGTTCAAGTAAAGAACTGGTTACTGAAATTAGAAATACACTTGATAAGGAAAAGGCTAATAAAATTAAATTAAATTTACCTTCAGTATGTTTCAGTGGAAAGTTTGGAGCAGATAGAAAGGATGAGCAACTTATTGAGCATAGCGGATTTATTGTGCTTGACTTTGATGATATTTCTGATTTAAGGGATAAGCAAACAGAAATTATTTCTAATGATTTTGTTTATGCATGTTGGGTAAGCCCATCTGGTAATGGCCTAAAAGCATTGGTAAAGATAGCCGATGGTTCAAAGCATAGAGAACATTTCCAGTCATTACAAGAGGTTTTCCCGGAGATTGATAGGAGCGGAATTAACGTAAGTAGAGTTTGCTATGAGAGTTTTGATGCTGATATTTACATAAACGATAAGGCTACTGTATTTGCAAAAGCTAAGAAAATTGAAAAAATCATTGTTTCTGAAACTCAGAACTTAGATGATTCCGAAAACTTTCGTAGAATACTTAAATGGCTTACCAACAAGAACGATGCATTCGTAACTGGTGAGCGAAATACCTATATTTTTAAGTTGGCATCAGCATGTTGCAGGTTCGGTATTGAAGAAAACGCCGCATTAGGCCTTATTTCGGCAGAATATACCGTAAGTAATGACTTTACTATGTCGGAGATGAAAAGTGCCGTAAAGAGCGGATATAGGGCAAATAGAGGCAATTTTGGAACAGCTTCTATCCAGAAAGAAAAGCTTGTTAATAAAACAACCAATTATGAGATTGATGTAAAGAAGGAATTTACAGAAGAAAATGGTGAAAATTACAGGATTGAAGATGTTGTGTATGGTATTGATGTAAAAGATAGGGCTTTATCAATCAATGAAAAGGGTTTTGAGAAGATTATGGGTATAGGTGTACCTGAAATGGATTATTTATTTAATCCAAAA